GAGCCGAACTGGTACGCGGAGGAGGGCGAGAGGTTCTACCGCGAGCAGCAGGTGAGCGCGCCCCTGGGGGTGGTGCCGCTATGACGCTCTGCAAGCACCGCCCGGTGCGCACCTACGACGCGCAGTACCTATTCGAGCAGAACGACGTGAACGGGCTGCTCAAAATGCTGGGCGAGGCCGTCGCCGAGATGGGCGAGGCGGGCCTGGCGTCCACGTCTTACTACACCGGCGCTCTGTTGGCCTTCCAGGTCATGTTCGGCGCGGCCGAGCGCGAAGGCGCGGTCGACCGCTGGGACGACTTCATGCGGCTGTTCGAGGCCGCGTTGCAGGAATTGGAAGGAGGGATGGAATGAGCGACGCGATCATGAAGCCTATTCCAGGCTATCCGCATTACATGGCAACAGAAGACGGGCGCATATGGAGCAACCGCGCCCAGAAGTTCATGAGCCAGCAAACCGTTTTCGGCTACAAGAAAGTCAAGGTTTACGAAAACGGCGGGCCGAAGATGGTGTTCGTGCACAGGCTCGTCGCGTATGCGTTTCTGCAGAACCCGTCAAACCTCCCGTGCATCAACCACAAAGACGAGAACAAGGCCAACAACCACGTCGGAAACCTCGAATGGTGCACGGTCGAATACAACGACAACTACGGGACGAGGAACGAGCGCATAGGCGCGAACAGGTCGCACTCGAAGGAGTTCATGGAACGATTCCAAAAAGCCGGCACTCGCGCTCATTTCAAAAGAATCATCTGCGTTGAAACGGGCGAGGAATTCGAGTCTGTGAAAGCGGCATCCATCGCGAAGAAAGCGAATCAAACCCGCATATCAATCGTGGCGAAGCGTGGCGGCACCTCGGGTGGCTACCACTGGAAGTACGCCTAGGAGGTGCATCGTGTCGATACCGATTATCGTTTTGGGAAACAGCGGGACGGGAAAGTCGTACTCGCTGAGGAACTTCAACGAAGAAGACGTGAGCGTTCTGAACACGCAGAACAAAATGCTCCCGTTCTTCGACAGGCGACTGGAAAGCGTGAGCATCCCAGACCTTGCCATCAGGCTAGAAGATGAAAACGGGTACAAGCCGTTGCGCGTTGACATAGTTCAAAGCTGGCTCGCGAATCACCATGAGAAGAGGGCTGTTGTCGTAGATGACGCTGGGTTCCTAATCAGCGAAGCCTGGGTCAGGTGGTCAACGGGGCCAGAAGCATATGACAACAAATACCAAGTCTACACGGACGTGGCCGCGCGTATCTGGAACCTCTTCCAATCCGTCATCGAAGACGGCGATGCCACGCGAATCGTCTACTTCATATTCCATGAGGAACGGCTCGATGACGGAACCATAGACATTAAGACCGTTGGCAAGCTGCTCAACGAGAAGCTGCTGATCCGCGGCCTCGTGACCTGCACGCTGCAGGCCGTCAAGGAGGGCGACCGCTACGGCTTCCACACCAACAACGCGAACCCCGCGAAGTGCCCGCCCGGGCTATTCGCGGACGAGTTCATCGACAACGACCTGAAGGCCGTCGACTCGCGCATCCGCGAGGCGTACAGGCTGGACGAGATGTATGACGGCAAGTAGAGAGGAAAGAGAAATGCCTTACATCAACCGAGCAGAGTACAACAGCGCCGAGGCCAAGCAGGGCGGCGGCGGGGGCTTCGCCCAGATGGAGCCGGGCGTCTACGAGCTCCGCATCCAGGCCATCCGCACCGAGTGGGACACCAAGAGCGGCCACACGGACGGCATCGCCAAGCAATGCGTGAAGGTCGTCTACGACGTGGCGAGCGGCGATTTCGCCGACCGCTACTCGGACGCCTACTTCATGGACTGGGACGGCAGGCCTGACCCCGACAAGGACTACCGCCACTCGACCATCCTGAGCTGGAAGAACTACGAGTACCTGAAGGGGCGCTTCGAGGCGCTGGACGCCGCGAACCCCGGCTTCAACGCCCTGGCCGCGTTCGAGGGCATCCCCGACGCCGAGGCGCACGACCCGCAGCGCTGGGGCCAGTTCGTCGGCAAGCGCTTCTGGGCCGTCATCGACGGCGAGGTGAGCCTGAACGACAACGGCTACGACCGCTGGACGCTCGACGTTGGCGCGTGGATCACGCCCGAGCAGGCGCGCACGGGCGAGCACCCCGAGCCGAAGGTCACGGACAACCGCAAGAAGCAACCGGGCGGCGCGCAACGCGGCAACTCTTACGGCTCGACGCTGAACGTGTAGCCCCATGGGACGCGTGGTGATCATCGAGGACGACCGTCAGCACGCGGGCAAGCACGACGCCAAGCACGGGTGGTGGGACGCGCACGGCGTGCCGTACCTCTCGCGCGACGAGATGCTGAAGCTCGACTTCGGCGACTACGTGCGCGGGTTCGAGGACGGCACGCCCGACCCGTCGGGAAACGTGAGCGTCGACACGAAGCAGCACCTCGGCGAGGTGTCGGCCAACCTCGGGCGCAAGCACGACGTTTTCAAGCGGGAGGTCAGGCGCGCCAACGAAGCCGGCTACCTGCTCGTCGTGCTCGTCGAGACGGACGAGGCGACGTGCATCGAGGACGTGCGCGGGTGGGTGAACAGCCATTGCAGGGCGTGCGGGCACATGCGGCGCGGCGACTGCGACCCGCTGAGGTCCACCTTGTGCCTGAAGCACGGCACGAAGCCGCCGCTGCAGGGCGAGGTGATGGCGAAGCAGATGAAGACGATGGAGGCGAACAGGTCGGTGCGCTTCGAGTTCGTGCCGCCCGACCTGAGCGCCAAGAGGATATGCGAATTGCTAGGTGTTGGATATGACGAAGATTCTGAAGGCGATACCGACGACGTACCGCGGGATCGAGTTCCGTAGCAAGCTCGAGGCCAAGTACGCGCAGGCGTTCGACCGCCTCGGCATCGTGTGGGAGTACGAGGGCCACGGCTTCGCGTTCGACGACGGGACGTGGTACTGCCCCGACTTCTACATGCCCGAGATAGACACGTACTTCGAAGTGAAGGGCGTGCTCGACGAGGCGAGCATGAACAAGGTGATACTGCTGGCGAAGGAGCAGAAACGCGTCGTGGTCGGCCCGCCCGACGGCGAGGCTGGCATATTCGTCGGCTACCCGCCAGGGCAGATGGTGAACGAAGACGGTAAGGGCTACTACGTGGACGACGCCATCCCGACGAGGTGCAGCAGGTGCGGGAGAGTCTACTTCAGGGAGAAGGACATGAGCTGGACGTGCCCGGCGTGCGGACGTTCCGGCGACGACTTCCAGACCATTTCGGAGAACGTGTTCGAGGCTGCGGGGTGGGGGAATGGCCGATAGCAAGTTCCTCGACGCCGCGCTGGAGTACCTCGACCTCGGCTTCGCCGTGCTCATCCTGGGCCACAAGGCCAAGAAACCCGTCACGGCGCACACTCCGAACGGGCTGGACGACGCGACGCGCGACGCGGCCAAGGCCCGCGAGTGGTGGGAGCTGACCCCGAAGTGCAACGTGGGCGCGTCGCTCGGCGCGCCCTCGGGCGGCATCGTCGTCGTCGACGTGGACCGCAAGGACGTGGACGGCTACGAGACGATGCGCGACTGGGAAATGGAGCACGGCGACCTCCCCGAGACCGCGACGTGCTGCACGCCCACGGGCGGGTTCCACCTCTACTACAGGGCTGACCGCCACGTCGCGCCGAGCGTGAACGAGGAGCTCGGCGTCGACATACGCGGCGACGGCTCGCTGGCCGTGCTTCCGCCGAGCATCCACCCCGACACGGGCACCGAGTACGTGTGGGAGGTGCCTCCAGAGGACGGAATAGCGGAGGCGAACGACCTGGTGTACGAGTTCATCGAGTACGTGCGGCCGAAGGACGACGGTCGCGAGGCGGACGAGGGCGGCGGCGAGCACGTCGACGCCTCCACGTTCTCCAAGGGAGGGCGCAACAACAAGCTCTACAAGATGGCGTGCGGCCTCATGTCGCAATCGTGGCCGGACGACGCGATCATCGCGAGCATCGAGACATATAACGCGCACGCTAAAGACCCGCTGCCGAAATCCGAGGTCGACAAGCTGCTCAGGTCGGCGCTCAAGCTGCCGAAGGGCAAGAGCGAGGCGTACTACAGGGAAGAGCTCGACCCGCAGGGCGACGGGGCGCCGCAGCGCCGGGCGAACCACGTCTCGGTCGCCGGCAGGCTGCTCGACAAGTACAGCGCGTGCTTCCTGGACGGCGCGCCGGCCGTGTACGACGGCCTGAGCTACCGCGTCGGCTGGGACAGCGTGGAGAGGGTCATCCTGCGCGAGTGGCCCAACTCCAAGGACCGCGACCGCAAGGAGGTGGTGAAGTACCTCACGCTCACCATGCCGCACGAGACCCAGAGCCCGCCGAGGTTCATCGGGTTCAGGAACGGCGTGCTCGACATCGAGACGATGGAGCTGCTGTCGTTCTCGCCTGAGTTCCGCATTCCGAACGTCATACCGCACGACTGGAACCCCGAGGCGCAGAGCGACGTGCTCGACGGGATGCTCAGGCGCGTGGCGTGCGGCGACCCGTTCATCGAGTCGAACCTGTGCGAGTTCCTGGGGCTGTGCATGTACCGGAGCGGGAAGTACGCCTTCGCGGCCATCCTGCTGGGCAAGCAGAACGAGACGGCGAGCAACGGCAAGTCGACCTACATCGACATGATCCGCAACGTGCTCGGCGAGGACAACTACTCGTCGCTGAGCCTGCGCGCCCTGGGAGACCGCTTCAACCAGCAGTACCTCTCGGGCAAGCTCGCGAACCTCGGCGACGACATCTCGAGCGAGTTCACGGACGGCTCGAGCCTCGAGGTCTTCAAGAAGGCCGTGGCGGGCTCGAAGATAAGCACCGACGTGAAGAACAGCAGGGGGTACGAGTTCACGCCGTACTGCACGATGATGTTCAGCGCGAACCGCTTCCCGAAGATGGAGAAGCTGGACGACGGCACGCTGCGGCGCCTGTTCCCCGTGCGCTTCAACGCGCACTTCACGAAGGCCGACCCCGACTTCGACCCGGACATAGGCGAGAAGCTGAGGTCGGAGGAATGCTGCGAGGCCGCGATCGTGCGCGGCGTCTGGGGCCTGAAACGCGTGATAAAGCAGCGCGGGCCCACGGACAACGACGAGAGCAAGCGCATGCTGCGCGACATCGAGACGGACAACTCCACGATCCTGCAATGGCTCGACGACGACTTCATCGAGCGCGAGTGGCTGTTCGAGCGCGAGACGCGCGACGCCTACCAGCGCTACTC